CTTATATCTCTTGGTTTTTGTTTAGGATCTTGAAATGCGTTTTTTAAATTTACTAATGTACCTAACTCAGCAATATCGTTGGCTCGTCTTTGGCTTCTTAATTGATTAGCTTGATTTGTAGCTACTCCTAATGATTGACCTAAAGAAGTGGGCATTGTTGAATAACCTGACTGTGCTAACAAACCCATACCGATATCAGCGGCATAAGGGCTTTTAACAAAGTTTAATAAACCACCTTGATTTTGCTGTGGTGCTAAAAATTTATTTAATTTTGTTCCTATAACTTGGTCTAATATTGAGCCATAGGCATTAATTTTGTTACCCATTAAGCGAACCCTCCAAGAAGTCCTCCTCCGATTGCACCAAACAGAGGATTACCAAACATAGATGTACCACCTATTTGACTTGCAATATTTGCACCTGTTAATGCACCACCAAGTAATCCAGCACCTGTGTTTCTAAATACAGGTTGTGTAGATACTGTTTGTGTTGGTACTGGTGAACCTAATGCACCTAAATATTGGTTTAATTTTAAGAATGGTTTTTGTTGTTCGTAATCAAAACGAGCAATAGCATCTTGTAATTTTGTTTGTTCAATGCTTTCTCTATCTGCTCCTACTTGAGCTAGTCTAGAAATATCATTGTAATCCATTTCTCCTAATTGTGGAGCTGACATCATAGTTTGAGCTTGTAATGCTCTTTCTCTATTAAACTGATCTCCATAAACTTGATTTGCTAATCTACCTAATGAATCAGCTAATATCTCTTGATTTGCACCTGATCCTAATCTACCAGCTTTACTAAACTGTGATTGTACTTTTGATGTTACATCATCAGCCATTTGATTAAATAAACCTTGTGAGTAAGGATTAGTAGTAGGTGATAAAAAATCTCCAGCTAAAGTTTGTTGTGCAAGGTTTTGTGACTGGTTTAGTAATGGATTACCAGCAATAGCTCTAGCTGTAGCTAAATCTAATGAAGCATTTGTAGCCGCAGATGGATCTACATAAGTATTATTAGGAAAGAAATTTGGCGTATCAGCTTGAAATAAATCTTGCCCATAGTCAATAGCTTCTTCTAAGTATGGTCTAATAAACTCTGATGGTTCAGCAGATGATGTAGTTGTTACGTTTTGTGGTGATGATCCTTTTGACATTTTATATTTCCTTATTTAGTAAGTATGCTTTGACACTAAATCCTTTCAATTTTCTTACCCAACCTTTTCGTCCAGCGACTTCAAGGTGAGTACAATTTTGTTTTTTTGCGAATTTTTCTATTACTTCTTGTATTCTTTCTAACCAATTATCTAGGTTACTACCACCAGCTAAAAAGTATCGTAATACTTTTGACTGAGGGTATTGTGCTATTTCAGTTACAACAGCACTTTCTACTTTTTTATTATTCCAACTAATAAATAGTTGCATACGATCATTAGCCAATCCGTAGAGTATGTCCTCAATACTATAAGTTTCGTCTAATGCTTTTTCTAGTAATGGAGATACTAAACTCCAAATAAATTCAACATCTTCACTAGGTACTCTAGTGACTACATTATCCAATAACACAGTATGATAAGTTTTGGTCTGTGTTTCCTGAACTTGCATGAGTTAAGGTTGCACTTCCACTGGATCTAGCAGAAACATGAAGTCCATTGAAAGCTGTGCTACCATTTGCAGTTGTTGGCATAAACAAGATTATTGAATTACCACCAATTCTTGCATCGGTAAGAGTTGTTGTAGTTTGACTTGCTCTCAGTGTTATTGTTCCTGTGCTGTTTAATTTACCATTAATTGTATTATTTAATGATGTTGAAACTAGTCTTAAATGTTGTCCAGTATCAGGTATTGATAATGGAACTGTGGGAAACTGATTATCTGCCACCTTCAGGTCTCGCTTCTATGTCAACTCCTGACATGGTGTTAAAATTTCCTGTAACATTTACCCTAATACGATGATACCTAGAGGTAGATCGTAGAGGACAAGTGCCAGTATCATTAGTGTCAACAGAAGTGCCAGTTGTTGTGGTATCAAGTTGTGATTGCCTTGTTATAGGTGTTATTGTAACAGATGTATTTGATGTGCCATCAACAATAGGTCTGCACTCTATTAGTGTTGATCTTTTGCCTTTTGCACCCTCAAACTCTGTTGTATCGACTGTAGCGTTTAAACTATTTGCAATAAACTTTCCAAATTTATTTGCTGAGTTAAAACCAGCTAGACCAACAATACCTTCTTTATAAAAGTATGAGTCTAATGATTTAGGTAAGTTATCTAAATCACCTAATACATCTAAACTTTCTAATGTAGTAAATGCTTCTTGAGAAGCACTAGCAATAAATTCTAAGTCTTGACCACTTCCAGTTGACCATTTATCAACTGCATAATTATAAATTAATAATTTGTTATTTGTTGTTCCTGTAGCACCTGATCCACGATAAGACCATACAACAATACTATTATTGGGATCGACAGCAGATGTAATACCATCTAAATTAGATGATAAATCATCGAAGAAAAAGTTATCAATTTTACCATTACCAATAGGTGTTAGTTGCTGACCACCAGTTAGTTTATAAAAACCATCTTGTGCTAAGAAGAAAACCATGTTTCCGTAAGAAGCTACAGACTTAGGTGCAAAAGCTCCAATGTTGTCAGCTATCTTGTTAAACTGAAAAATTAATGGAGTACCCACATATTCCATTCTGTAGATTGCTTTTTCCATAAAAATCACACCAGCAGATTCACCGCCTACAATGGCTTGAACATTACCATGACTACCCACAATGTCTTGAAAGCCTGACTGTGTTGCTTGGCTTGGAGTCCAAGTTGAACTGTCATTGATACCTGACCATTTAACTCTTTGATTGTATTCTACACTTGACTCGTCAGTGTAACCGACAACAACAAAATCTCTAATGACAGCTATAAACTTCGCTTTTAATGCTATTAGATCACTAAAAGCACTATCTACACCTTCTTCAAACTTTTGTATATTGTCTGCAAAGTTTGTAGCAATAATGTTTGAACCAAACTGTGTAAATGCCCAAAAGTCTCTAGCATTTTCTGTAGTTGAGTTATTATATCCACCAGATTTACTTTTATCTTGAAAGACAAGGGAGGAGTTCATCTGATATAATTTAGTAGCATCACCAGCATAGTTAGTAGAACCACTGGCACTAAAACTTGTAAATAAACCTACTGCACTACCTGATAATCCTGTACCGCTTAGTGCCTGAAAACCAGCTAGGCTTTTATAACCTTTAGCAAGAGGTAATACATTATCTACAACTAATGCACCTGAGTTCTCATAAGTGGGTAAATCTGATTGTAAATCACCAAATTCAATCATTTTATGCTACCTGTGGTGTTGACATCTGTAATGGTGATGTTGTTGTTGATCCTCTTGATGATGTTTCGTTTGCATTTTTTAATGCCTCTTTGTAAAGAGTTCCCCATGTATTTATTCTTTCATCTTGCATAATAAATGGAGCTGACTCTGCTAATGCACCATATAAATAGAGTTCAGGATAATTTGTTAATATTGTGTTTGTAGTATTTGTGTCAGAAAGTGTGTCTAATTTTTTGTAAAAGTTTATTTGTAATGTTGTTGCTGAGTCAGGTGGTCTGCCCAAAAGAATATTTGTGCCAACTATTGTAAAAAATTGTGGCTTACCTCTACTCTGACTATCATTATATTTGTTATAAAAATCACTATTATTAATAAATTTAAGTGTGCAATAAGGATCACTTTGATAAATTACAGTGGTTGCTTCGATATATCCAGTTGGTAAAGCATAACTTTGTGTGCCTGACACAGTTGTTATTGATGTGTCTGTATTTACCATTTCTCTAACACGCAATTCTCTATTCAATCTTGCCTCTGTAAGTGTAATAAAATCACCAAGAAAAGCAGTCAAATCACTTCTATTAAGATAGTTAGCTATTGATGTTTTGAGATTTGTGTATGTGTCTATTGCCATTATAGGTTTCCTGTATATATTCTAAAGTGTCTGTTATCTGAGTCGTTCAACCATTTAAAAAATCTAGGTTTATCAAGGACTTTACCACTATAATTTAGTATTCCTTTTTTAGCTAGTTGATGAACTACAATGTTTGGTAGCCTTGCAACTCGATAACCTTTTTCATTTTGCATAGCCTTAGACTTATATGCACCTTCATTTTGTGCTAATTTGTTTGCGTCTAAGATTTCTTTAATAGTTGCTTGATCTTGATAGTTTTCAATATGATATTTATTCTCAGCTTCATCAACGATAAGGTTAGTTCTAACTGATGCCTGATCGTCAGGATCATTAAGTGAAAACTTTTTTGCCATTATTTAAGTGCTTTTGCAATCATCATATCTACTGTGTCTTGTATTTCTAGACCTTGATTGCTTCTCATACTAAGCATTGGATCATACTTTCGATCTCCACCTGATGTTTGTTTAGATTGTCTCTTACCAACACCTCTTGAGGTTGTTTGATCTTTTTTAATTGCACTAGCAACAATTTTGTAAAGTTTAGATGAATGTTTTTTGTTTGCAAATACTGTCATTTTTTCCTCTCTAATTGAAAAGGGAGGGCATAAACCCTCCCTAGTATTTAACTACAATTATGCAGTTAAGTTAAATATACCAAAGTTTGCGTTAGGTGCTTTTGCACAAAGAGTCCACTCAGCTAAGAGTAGCTTCTTGTCTGAGTCACCAGTTTTTGCAAGATCAGTAGTTTGGAATGGTCTTAAAAAGTCCACACTCCACATATCCATTTGTAGGATATCTACTCTGTTTGCGTTTTGGTGTCTGTCAGGTACAAATGCAACTTCACCGAAGTCTGATACATAGATGTCTGTAGTTCCGATAGATACTTTATCACTAGCATCTTTGTATTTAGTTGCTACACCAGCAAATGCAGATGCAGTCTGCTTGTGTGATGGTGACATAAGAATTGTCTCAGGCTCTCCACCTAGTTCAAAGGCTTTTAAAAGACCTTCTTTAAGTAGAGTTTCTGTGTAAGTTCTGTTTGTTCCACCAGCAATAGCTGTGCTTCCGTCACCAGCTGGACTAGCTGAAGGTGAACCACCTTTTGAGAAGTTACCAGCGGCACTTGAAGTTCCAGGTTTGTTACCTCCGTACCAAGTTCCAACTGAAGCGGCTTCTCTAGCTGTAGATGCGTTACCAGCAACTTTTGCGTTTTCAATACCTACCATAGCTCTTTCAATGTCTCGCTTGATTTCTTTACCCATCTTTGCGAGTTGATAAGCCATTTGTGTTGACATTCCAGCATTATCTACTGCATCGTCTGTACCTGAAATGGTTACTGACTTTGCTGAGATTTGTGTTCTGTTGTTAAGTCTGACAGTAGCAGTTCTTGCTTCTCCGTCATAATCATCACCTTCGATCTGTGCGTTAGCCGCAGTATCAGCTAGTGAGTCTGTTTGCCATTCGTACAATGTACTTGAGGCTGTACCTTTTGATGCGTTGCTCATAAAAGGAGTTTCTGATGGACTAATATTATAAATTACATCAGCTAAATCTTCTCTTATAGAGTTTGCACCATCATAGGTGTCAAAAGTATTGGTTGGTTGTGCCATTACTTATTCCTTTCTATATGTTATTGAGAATAAATCTGTTGAAGGACATTAGCGGCATCTTGAACTTTGCCTGTTCTTCTAAGATTTGCTTTTTGAGATTTTAACTTTTTTGCAACTTCATTATCATCTTGAACTTTTGGACTTGATGAACTTACGACCTTAGATACTTTTGTTACTTTTTTGTTTTTTAAATTAGCTTTTTTTAACTTATCGTAACGATAAGCATTAGCTAACATAATAACTGATCTATGATCCACTAACATATTAATTTCTTGATCGGTATATCCAATCTCTTTAGCATAATTTGTTAAATTTTTAACAAACTCTGCACCTTTTTCTTTGTCAGCGTATATAGGTAGTTTTTGTGCAAGGAGTTGTCTTTGCTGTTCAAGATAAGCATTATATTGTTTACCTTGTTCTTCTTGTTTTTCAGCTTGGATTCTTTCTTGCTCTTGTCTAGACCTTTCTAAAAGTTCTTTCCTACGATCTTGTTCAGCTTTTACACGAACATACTCCGCTGGATCATCTTCATAAAGTCTATCTAAATCTACCTTTTGTTCACTTGATCTTAATTGTTCAGACAATACTTGAATTTGCTTTTCGTATTGATCTCGTTTGATTTTAGCCTCCTCGTTTTGCCTAGTGTATTCGTTTTTTAATTCTTCAACAGTTTTTCTATCTTGCGATAGTTTTTCGGTTTTACGAGTATAATCGCTTTGTCGTGAATAACCTTTCGTGAGTTCGTCTAGGGTGACTTCTTGTTCTTGTCCATCGACAACAACTTTATAAAGTTCCTGATTACTTTCAGATGGTTGTTCATCTTCAATTTGATCTATCAGTTCATCATCATTGAAAGCATCTTCGATATTCGTTTCCGAGTCGCTTACCTCTTTCTTTGATTCTTCACTTGCTGATTCCTGAGTCTCTGAGGCGTTTACATTTAATAAGTTCTTCAGGGCTTCAGCCGCCTCTCCAGTATTTAGAGGCTTGGGCGTTGGTGCAACAGACTCTGTTTGAGTCTCTGTTGCAGAGTCCATTACTGGTTGTTCTGCCATATTTTACTCCTATTATTTTTTTACGATCTTGCCTGTTTCCATAACTGATCGTATTTGCATCAAGACAACTTCTAACATTCTTCTCATGACAAAGATGTTCTCTCGTTGTTCTGAATCTTTTGTGTCAGAGTTTAACCATTCAGTATTTAACTCTGCTCTAATCTTTTGTATTGCTTCTATAAATATTTCATCTTCAAGTATTCTTTTAGCTTGATCGCTTCTTTTGATTTCACTATCTGCCACCTAAGAAACCAGCCCTTCCTGTACCACCAATATCACTTCTAAATTTAAATGGATTGGCTTTGACATTTCTTGCTAATGCGGCTCTGTAAGCATCATCATTTCTTGTTCTATTTCCACTTGAATCTACAGATGTTAATGGACTTGTGTATAATAAACCACCTGATAAATCTTCAGCTATAGGAGAACCACCACCTTTACTTGGTTCATTTCTCATCATTTGTTCAACAGCAGTGCCAACTGTCATATTTTGTGATTCCATTTTGTTTTCTGGATCAACCATGTCTCTGCTTACTTGATTATAATATTCTCTAGGGGAGTAAAATCTAAAAAGATCGCTTCCAATTTTTTTTCCATATTGGTTGTCCATCATATATTGAAGGGCATCATTGTATAAATTTTCTCGTCTGTTTGCTCCCCCAGTTAAAGAGTCTAATAATCCACCACCTATAGCTAATAATGGACTAAAACTTCCAGCTCCTAATCTGCCAATATTTGGATCAAACTTTATAAAAGTTCCTTCACCTAATCCTTGTGTGATATAGTCATCTAAAATACTTGATGCACCAAATCCTGTTGTAGGATCTTTTTCCATTTGCCTAATAATAGCATTAGGATCTTTTTCATCAGATGTATCGTTGTCACTTTGTGAAGATTGAATAGGAACACAACTTTTAATTACAGGATCATAAATAAAACCATCAGGGCAAGGATCAGTAGGTGATTTATTATCTTCTTCAGGTGTATCAGAGACAGGTGGTCGAAAAGGATCGACATTAACTCTGTAAGGATTTGCTTGTGCTTCACTTGCATATCCACCTGATAAAAAGTTATTAATAATATCTTGTGCCGAAGAAGGCATATTAGGTGTTGCCATTATTGTTTAATTCCTTGCTGTAATATTTGTGTTGCTAGTTTTTCTTTTTGTGATTCTTTTGCATCATCTTCTTTAATTAATTGTGATGCTAATTTTTGTTGATCGAGTTCTAACTTTTGTGCTTTTAGTTGTATTTCAGCTTGATCTTTTGCTTGTTGTCTTTGTAAATCTGCTTGTGCTAATTGTATTGCTGGATCTGGTCTTTTTGGTTGTGGTCTTGGTGGATTAACTTGAGGATTATTAAAGAACTGACTTGCATCTTTGTAACCAGCATTTTCTAAATACTTCTCTAAGGTATTATAAATCTTTTGTGGATC